GAAGGGTGATGGACCGCAGCTTGGACAGCTCGGTGGCGATGTGTCGCCACACGATCTCCTCGTCGCTGTACTCACCGCCGCGTGCCGCCGTCTTGAACGCACCGCGTTCGGGCATGAACTCCAGCAGCTCCAGCAGCTCGTAGGAACTCATGGTGCCCTTGTGCCATTCTGCTATCCGGCGATGGTGGTACTGGGAGAGGTCACTGGCTATCTGTCTCGGGAACTGGCGCCATATCCACTGCGCCTGCATGAGCTTCGGATCCGCGAAACTGCCGCTCACGCGCCATCAGTCCCTGCTTGCCCCATATCTTCCACACGTCGGCTGCATTGCGACCACCCTCACGCAGCAGCTTGTACTTCTGCTCGCCGAGCCCGGCCTGGACCGCGCGCACCGAATAGGCGGGCTTGATGAGCACTCCGTCCTTGCGGTGCGGGCGCTTCAGCGCGCCCGGCTGGGTTTCGGCAGGCAGTACCACCCCGGTCTCGTGGCCCTCCTTGTCGAGGAGTCGTTGCTCGGGGATGAAGATGTCGGGTTCGCGATCGTAGGACTCGATCTCGAATCTCAGTTCCTCGTACTCGGTCATCTGCTCGTCGTCGAGCATCCCGAAGTCGGGGTGCGGCGGGATCATCAGTGTCCGGCCGTCGTCGAGCTTCAGCGGGGTGGCGGCGAACATCGAGTCGTAAGCCTCGGCCTGTTCTTGTGCATCGTTCGCCGGCGCGGCGGTGGGCAGTTTCGTGGGCAGGTTCTGGGGGTCGGTCGCCATATCGCCAGGATATTGTCGGAAATTCCAAAATCGGTTAGGTTTCCGATATGAGCAAACAGGGCTGGATCGGTGACCTGTTAAGGCACCGGATCCGTTCCGAGCGGGAGCGTCACGACTGGTCTCAGACTCAGGTCGCCCAGGCCCTGTGCCAGCACCGGATCGAGGCCCGCACGAGCACCGTCGCCAAGATGGAGTCGGGCGAGCGGGGGGTGCGCGCCGACGAGCTGATCGCGTTCGCCGACATCTTCGGGCTGTCCGTCGATGCGCTGGCGGGCCGCGGAACCAACGGCCTGGACGTGGTGTGGGCCGCTTCCCGGCTGACCTCCACGGCGCACCGGATGGTCGGCGAACTGCTGATTCTGCAGAAGCGCATAGCCGATGAGACGCAGGATCTCATCGGCTATGCCGACCGTGACTGCAAACGCGACTCTGTCGCCGACCTGGTCGAGCGCGCCAACCGCGCGCACGGTGCTTTGCATCGGGCGCGGGAGAACCTGACCGCGGTGTCGCGGCAGTTCCCGTTGATCGGTGTGCGTTAAGAGGTGGTGAAGGTGTTGGACACCTGCGACGTGGTCGAGTTGCCGTTGGTGCCGGTGGCGATGAGCCGCGCCTTGTAGGTCGTCGCCGTGACGAGTCCGGTGATGTTGTAGGTGGTGAAGCCTGCACCTGGGGTGTCCTCGGTGACCGAGCCGATGGTGGCTGCCGACCATGACGTGTACGGCGACACCGCTGTTTCCGCGGTGACTGTGAACGGGTCGCCCGCGCCGGTCGGGTCGGCTGCCGAGACCGTCGCGGTGGTGGCCGCCGTCTGGGTGCCGATCGGTGCCGAGCCCGGCCATACCGGCACGCCGCCGATCGCCGTCCAGCCGTCGCCGGAATGCCATTCGTTCCACAGGATCGGGACGAGTTCGTCGGAGTCGGGGTCGGCCGGGTCCTTGCCGACCAGGTACGGGTCGGGCAGGACCGTGTAGCCCAACTCGCCGGCGTCGGGATCGGTCTTGCTGCGCCGGAACGCGCCGATGTTGGTCAGCTTGCAGAGCGAGTAGCCCTCGGCGGTGAACAGATAGCGCCCGCCCTTGCGCCGTGCGAATATCGCGACGATCTGACGCTCAACGGATTCGACGTCGATCGGTTTGCCGATGCAGAAGTTCTCCGTGCCTGGGTCCTCCACGATGGGGTTGCCGTCGGTGTCGGAGAGTGGCAGGTTCATCCGCAGCCGCTTCATCAGGGGCTTGAGGGTTTCCACCCCGGTGAAGTTGATGGTCATGCCCTCTTCGGTGAGGTCGGTGTCGAAGGGGACGTTGGACTGCAGGATCATCTGGTTGTCTTCGGAGATGCTCGGCGCTCGCTCAGGGCCGCCGTCCTCGGTCAACGCACCGACCAGCCAGAAGCCCTCGTTGGAGTCGGGATTGGTGACCCATTCCCCGTCAACGCGGATCACCGCGAACAGGTCGTCACGCGGGTTGCCGTCCTCGGCGAAAGGTGACCAGTTGCGCGTCGGCGGGCTACCGGACGTCCACGGAGAGATGTTGGTGGCCGCGCCGCGGTTGTCGCGAATCAGGATGGCGCACAGGCCACCTCGGGTGTTGAATCGCGAATCGACGTCGGAGAAGCCGCCGGCCCTCCATGTTGTTCCTGTGCTCGGAATACTCACGATCTGGTCCTTCCGTCAAAGCGGATTGTACGGGTGTTCTACTGCACCTCCGCGAACGAAAGACCGATGCGGTACCGGCCGACTCTGCGGAGGATCAGTTCGTCGCCGTACTCCACCCGTCTCGGGCGTTCGGCGACGTTCACCCAGTCGATGGTGGCTTTGCGGCCACCGGCCAGGTCGACGTCTTCGAGGTGCCGGGCCAGCAGCAGCATCCGGCGGTGCATCCTGCTCGTTTCGTCGCGGGAGGCCTGCTCGCCCGCCGACTTGTGGGTCAGGACATGCACCGAGAACAGGCAGTCGCTGGTCGACTCCTCCACGGAGTCGGTGCTGGACAGGTGGGTCACCAGGTAGAACGGCAACGGATCTCCGGACCGGCGGGTGTTGGCGACGTGCCCCGCGGCCAGGTTGGGGGTGAGCCAGGCGACGGCGATGGTTTCGTCGTCTTCGACGTCCTCGTCGAGTAGCTCGGTCATGATCCCTCGTCACGGGTATTGACATCGCCTTTTCGGGGATGCCATCGTTGGTCGGTGCCGAACAAGCCGATTGCCGACCTGATCGCGGCGACGCTGCCGTCCGGTTTGACACACCCCGGCGATCCGGAGGGCAACCGGGGTGAGATGGTGATCAACCTGCCCGCGTTCCGCACCGCCGGGCTGCCCGAACAGGTGGCCGAACAGGTTTCCGTCACCACAACCCTGCTCGCCGAGGCGATCGTCCACCTGATCGAGACGGCGGGCGACAGCGAGATCGTGGACCGCGAAGAGCTGACCCGGCTGCGCAACCTGGAGGCCCGGGTGGGCGGTGAGGGCACCCGGATGATTCCGGTGCACTGTCGCTGCGACGGTGGCCGGGCCGATCCGCTGCTGGTGCTCACCGTCAGCGACCGGTCGACGATCGTCGTGGACGGCAAGCAGCTCCTCAAGGGGCTGTCGCGCCGCGGGATCGACTGCCCGCACAAGGTGCTCCGGTGAGTACCGTCAAGCTGACCGTCGACGGGGTGGTCGAGTTCAACGGTCAGCTGGGCTCGTGGGTGTCGCGGCCACCTGAGTTCATCCGCAAGCATCTTGAGCCGGGCGCGGCCAGCCCGGATACGTGGGTGAAGGCCGTCATGTTGTCGATCAGCGACTCGGTGCTGCTGGAGGCCGACATCGACATCGACGTGCGAACACGGCCGACCGGATGGTCGCTGGACATGGATCGGAAATAGTCCCGGCATCATCAGTCTGCCGTTCCGCCGAAGAAGTGCGCGGTCCTGGCCGCGGGGGCGTACTCGTAGGTGGGGGTGTTCGGGCCCCACGGTGAACGGCTGCCGGGATAATCCGGTGCGGTGCCGTATTCGATGAAGTGCGCGATGGGGCTGTGGGTGTACACGTCCCAGGACGAGATGAACCGCCCACGGGCATCGCGACCCTGCTTCACCTTGATCGAGAGGGCATACTCTCCGGTGGTGTAGGGCCAGTCGTCGCCGTGTCCGACGAAGGTGTCCGGGCGGACGTTCCACGGTGCCGGTGCCTCGAACTCGACCCAGTAGTCCTTCACCTCGTTGGCGAATTCCTTTGTCTTGTGGTGCACCTCTTTGTCTTTGCGCAGTCCGGTCTGGAGTTCGTTGAGGATCTGGGTTTCAAGGCGCACTGACATCGCTATCCGACCTGTCTGCGGGAGATGAGTGTCGCCTTGAACGGACTGCTGTCCATGTTCGGGTGGTGTCGTATCCCGCCGATGATCTGAAACTCCACGCTGTCGATGCGGATCACGTCATTGGGCTTGATCGCCAGCACCAGGTCCCGCAGGTCCGCGCTGTATTCGCCGACCGGAATCGTCGTCTTGTAGGGCTGGGTGGCGATGTCGAACTGGAATTCCGCGGTCTCGCTGAACGTCAGTGGCCGGTGCCGGCAGCCGGGTGCGTCCGTGGCCGTCTCGGCCAGCGGGTAGTTGCCGAGTTCGTCGGGCACCCCGGTGGTGGTGCGGTTCACGAAGCTGACGGTTTGGTTTCCGAAGGGCATCCCACCCTCCTTTCACAGGAATTCCAGGCGGGGCAACTTGTAGTCGTCGAAGATGTGACGCACCGAGAACAGTGCGGTTTCGGCCATCGCCGTGTAGGGGTTGGCCCACGTGTAGGCGACGTCGTCGACACGCTTGTGCACGAGATCGGCGTCGCTGCGCCCGGTCACCACGTAGCCGGCCATCTGGTCCACCATGGACAGCACCGCGTAGCGCCAGTCGGCGGCTTCCTCCTCGGTGTAGCCGTGGTCCATTGTTACGGTGACGGCCTGGTATTCGGCCGACCACCAGCCCCGGCCCCTCTTGCGTACCGACACCGGCCGTTCGAGAAGTCCGGGCGGTCCACCGGCCGACCAGGACAGATCGGCGAGCGTCAGTGTGACGCCGTCCTCGGTGACCTCGGTGAGGTCGTTCAGCTTGCGGGTGGGTAGGTTCAGAATCCGGCTGTCCGGCCCGTCGATGACGACTTCGTCGCCGACGGTGACCGGGCAGACGAACCATCCACAGTCGCGTCGTGCCATCGCCAGTGCAGCGTCGAGCATGAGCTGCACGTTGGCATCGCTTGCCAACAGCCTGTCGTTGGTGAACGTCTGTGCATCCCCGACAGTGAGCTCGGGCATCAGGCCACCAGTGCGCGGCCCATGTAGTCGTTATTGGAAGCGATCACGTTGCGGCCCATGTAGTCCTGGGCCGGATCAGTCGTTCCGGGGTCCTCGTTGATCAGCAACCGGCCCATGTAATCCTTGGTCCTGGTGGTGGTGGCCATTTACGACTCCTTGTCCAGTGCCGACTTGAATGTCAGCTTTGGTTCTGCCGCTTTGGCGGGCTCGGGCGCGGGCGCGACCTTCTTCGCCGCGGCTTTCTTCGGAGCCTTCGGCTCCGGAGTCCAGTCACGCGGGACTCCGGAACCGACGGCCACCGTCTTGCCGCCCGCTGTTTTGCGGACGAACATTAGGACTGAACCAGCGGAACGATTGCATCTTCCTCGACGACGAGCGTCGAGAAATACCCCGCATAGGCGACCTGCAGGCCGAACACGCTCGGCTCCACTACCTGCAGGGTGCCGACCCGTTGCTCGAACGCCTCGATGGCCGCGGTCGAGAACAGGAACGCCTCACCGCTGCCGAGTCCGGCAGACATCACGACCGGGATACCGGCGATGGAGCCCATCAATCCCTGTGCGAACTTGCCCGCCTCGAAGCCCTGCGACTGTGCGTCACGCGGGTTGACCGGGGCGAACAGTGGCCCGAACACGCCCAGCACGTCCGGGGCGATAGCGATCACCAGGCGGCCCATGCCGCGCACCGCGGTGTAGACGGTGCCGGCGGCTTCCCATACCGCCGCGGCGACCAGGTCGGCCGTCGGCACCGCGCCGTAGGACACGGCCGCGGTCGAGGTGGTGCCCAGGGCATCACCGACGAGTGCCTCGGTCTCGATGGCGTATTGCTGCCCGAGACCGTTGACGACGAGGTCGAGTGCCGACGGCGAGGAGAAGTCGATCGCCTGACGCGACACGTTGACGTAGCCGCCGAGTGTCTTGGCGGTCACGGTCTTACGCGTGATGATCATCTTCTGGCTGTCGAGCTCGGACTTCTCGTCGGCAGCCGCACCGGCGGTGCCCTGCAGCCCCACCGTGGGGTGCTGGGTGACGATGGGCCGGTAGAACGTGGCGCTGGTCAGCGCCATGGTGCCCAGCGTGGATACCAGCGGTCGCGCGGCGTCGATGAAGTCGATGACCGGCCCGACGATCGGGTCGGGGATCACACCGAGGGAGTCGCTGGTCTTCTGGTGCGCCGCGGTGCGGTGGAAGACCTCAAGCCGGTCGGTGGCCTCGCGGCTGCCTTGGGCGCTGTTCCACATGTCGAGCATGAACTCACCGGCTGTCCGGTACTCGACCTCGCCCATCT